CAGATCCAGGAGAAAACTTCCTCACCTTTGAAGCCAGATGCAACTCTATTGAATCTTTAGAGATGGAGCTAGGAAGGTTTGAAAGGCATGTATACAAGAAAAAGCTAATTGCCAATGATTCTCCAGTGGGTACAAACATTGCCTACGAAATGTTTAAGAAAAAAGATTTACATTCAGAGGAAGAGGGAATATAATTATCCAGCCCAATTAATCCGCCAACATGACAAATAAACACGAATAAGAATTATATACAAGCTACTGCCCTCGCCGTTGGCGGAATCTCCTGCGGGGGTGGTGGTCTGTATATAATCTAACAATAACAATTATGAAAACAGAAGAACCGTCTTTAGAAGACAAACAAAGGCTTATTCTTACCTGGATAGCAGTAGACCTGGGAGAGGATAGAGAATTTTTAAACAGGGTAAATAAACTTACGTTTGGCTTATTAAAAGAGAATAACGTCTACTAAACAATTAACAATAATAATTATGGAAGGCTGGATTAAAATTCACCGTAAACTTTTAGAGTGGGAATGGTACGACGACACCAACACGAAGGTGTTATTTATTCACCTACTCTTAAAATGTAACCACAAAAAGAAAAAGTGGCGTGGAAAAGAAATTAACCCTGGTGAGATAATCATCGGAATTACTGAATTCGGTGCGCAGATAGGATTAAGCCGCCAACAAGTTAGAACCTCTTTTAATAAGCTGATATCAACCAACGAAATAACCATCTATAGTACTCCGAATTATAGCTTGGTTAAGCTAAATAAGTGGGACGACTATCAAACAGATAACCAACAGAATAACCAACGAATAACCAACGAGCAACCAACGAATAACCAACGAATAACCACTACTAAAGAATGTAAGAAAGAAAGAAAGAAAGAATTAAGCACAGTATCTAAAGATACTAACTCGGCTTTGCCTCGTGTCCAGTATGAAAAAGAAAATGGGATTAATATTTCGACCTTAAAGGAAAAAGCTAAAGAAAAAGAAAAAAATTCCGCCCAAAAAGAAAAAGAAAGTTACGGCAATCCTGGAATCAACAAGATGTTATTAGCCCTAAAGGGAGCGCTGGGCATAGATGCATTTGCTGATTCTCGTAACGAGAGAAACATTGGCAAGCACCTGGTTAGCCTGTTCGACAAGGTTGGAAAGCAGGAGTTTAAGAGGAGGCTTGATTATGTTATGGGGGACGATTTTAGGCGGAAAAACTGCAACAGTATCACGTATTTGTACAACCAGCTCAAGAGCGTGCCAAAAGAAACAGTCAATAAAAATATAATTTTTTAACCATTTCACATGGATATTCAAGACCACATCAACAACGCAGCCAAAAAAAAGAATTACGGAGTGTTTTTCTTTGGGGGTACAGACCCGCTACTTGTTTCCCCGCAGCACGCAGCAAAGGTTAAGATCGCACTTCAAACAGGGGCGAAGTTTGTTAGCCTGGGGGAGAGCCTGTATGCAACAAGCTCTATTTCCGCACTGGTTTACAAGCCCGAACCATGTTACACCCACGGGCAAGAACCAAAAACCAAAGAGGAGATGGCGGTTTATAAACTCGGCTACTACGAAGAGCAATATTTAAATAAACAAAAGAAATTAACATGAACCCACCAAACGACGTAGAATTAGAGAAGCAAGCAATAAAAATGATGATAGATGATGCTGATTCTATCCCGATACTGGTTGCGAAATTAAAGCCAGACGATTTTTATAACATGCTTCACGCAAACAACTTCAAACAAATCAAAAAAGATTATATTGCTACTGGTGAGATAAACATATCCGCACTGCAAAAAGCTTATCAATACCTGGAATCTGATTATTTCAATACGGCAGCGTTTGCCGAAGAGTTCGCAGATAAAATAATCAATCTCAAAAAACTACGAGTGCTTCACTTCCACCAAGGCGAGCCAGTAGGAGATGATGCAAAAGCTTATATCGAAAAAACATTGCAAATATTTTCAGGGCTAGGAGATGAAACAAAAGAGAAAAACGAAATCAAAGATGTTTTAGCCGAAGCCTACGAAGACTGGTGCAATATTGGCGACGGCATAGCGGGAGATACAACAGGGCTAGACTCACTTGACGACGTGATCGACGGCTATTGCCCTGGTCATTACTGGGTCATTGGGGCATACACCAACTACGGGAAAACCTCACTCGCTTGCTGGTTACTGGCGCAATACATCAGGAGCCACCCCGACAACCATGTAGCTTTTTTCTCGGTAGAAATGAGCAAGAAACAAATTTCCGAAAGAATAATCACCCAATACACAGGTCAGCCAATATGGAAAATCAGACACGAACCAACAGCTTTCGACGACGAAATAGACCAGGTTGCAAAAAGCAACGTCCACATCTTTGACAGGGACAGAACACCAGATGCAATCAGGCTAAAGCTTATGGCACTTAAAGCCAGGGGTAGACTTCCCCGCCTGGTATTCGTGGACTTCATTCAGAACCTACACGTCCAAGGGGGAGAGTACGAAGGTACAACAAAGGCAACACTAGAGCTTCAAACCCTGGCGGGAGATCTAGGGATAACGATTATCGCACTTTCCCAAATCTCAAACGAAGGAGCCAAAGCCCCGACAACAGTCATTCCCTTCAAGGGATCAGGGGCAATCGCAGCCTCCGCAGACCTGGGAATAATTCTCCACAGGGACAGACAAGCAGAACTAGAAAGCCCGAACATGTTAGCCACGCTCACCATTCAAATCCGAAAGAATAGGCACGGAAAACTAGCAGAAATCCCGGTGCTATTAAACCAAGACACAGGAGTTATAAATAAATAAAAAAGATTTGACTTTGTATAACTCCCGTGATAACTTATGTAAGAACATTAACTAAAAACTATGAGATATGAAGACAGGCTAGTCGTGAGAATGACTGCCAACCAAAAAGAGGTGATCAACGAGTTTGCCAAGGAAAAAGGCTGGTATACAGCAGCCGACATGATTCGACATTTAGGGAACTATCCTAAATATATTCCAACAAACCCAGTTGAATAATGCCGTGTGAGTTATTTGTATAGGGCTTACGTCGATTTAAAATCAAAAGCCGATACATCTATCCGCTCACGAAACAAAACGCCTTAAATCTAAAATAAATGCCTATGAAAATTATTACTATTGCGGAAGCAATAAACAGGGACCTCATAATCAAAGGGGCTAACAAGCCTATCCCCCTGGAGGAATTATTTAAACCATTAACAAAACCACATGAAAAAAGCACAGACAATCAGGTTGAGCGGAAACACAGAGTACGCAAAGGTATCTGACAGGCTCAAAATATTTAGGGAAGAATGCCCGCACGGACTTGTAGAAACTACTCCTACAATCGGAGAAGGGACAATTATGTTTAAGGCTCGGATTCTAAAAGACAAGGGCGACGAGTCTTCAGCGGAGGCGGTAGCTCATGCGATAGGAGGTACAACAGGGCAAAAGGCATTTGAGAAAATTGAAACTATTGCAGTTGGTCGGGCTTTAGCGATGCTCGGATATATGGCTAGCGGGGAGATTGCCAGTAGTGAAGAGATGGCAGAGTTCCAGGAGTATTTGAATAGTCAAAAACAGGACGAAATTATGGCTATCCAGGACAAGCTTTCCAAGCTTAAGACTATTGAAGAATTGCGGCTATTCTATAAGGAAAACAGCGGCAAGGGGAAAGATGTTGATGCAATGATTATGGCTAGAAAAGATCAATTAACCTTATCAAAATGAGAATCATAGACGTAGAACAGGGTAGTCAAGAATGGCTAAACTGTAGAAAAGGGAAGGTTACGGCTAGTCATGCTACTGCTATCGCTACTGACGGAAAAGGTTTAGATACCTATATTCTGGAGCTAATGAGTGATTATTATTCTAGCGGTGAGCGTGTTTATTATTCTAATCCAGACATGGATAGGGGTAATGAGCTAGAGGAATTGGCGGCAGCTATGTATGAAATGGAGAACGGGGTAACCCTTGAGAAGGTTGGATTCGTGGAGTTCAATGATTATGTAGGTTGTAGTCCAGATCGATTAGTCGGAAAAAATGGATTAGTCGAAATCAAATGCCCGAACGATAAGAATTATTTTAAACTGTTATTAGACGGGAAGGTTTCTACTGACTATATAGCGCAAATGCAGATGCAGATGTTGATAACCGGGAGAGAGTGGTGTGACTTTGTGGCGTATAACCCTAATTTTGAAAAGTCTTTGTTCGTTAAAAGGTTTACGCCAGACCAACAAAAGTTTGATCAGCTAGAAGTTGGATTCCAGAGTGCAGAAGAAAAGATCAAACATATTAAGAAACAATTAACAACAATCAAATGAAAAAAGTTAGACTATTAGAGTTCGTTACAGAGGAAAAAATCTCTAAAGCTGGTAAGCCTTACAAGGTTGCTACGGCAATGTTTGAGGGGGAAATTGCGCCTAGAACAGGCTTTGTAGATAGAGAAATGGCAGGTTGGCAAGAGGGCATGGAGGTTTTAGCCGTGCTGTTTGATGAAGAATATAACGGGAAGATTTATAAGAAGTTCAAGGTTGCTGGAGAGCTTGAGTTTTTAAAAGCAGAGGTTGCAAGCCTTGCTGATCGAGTTAATAAACTTGAGGGAGGTACAACTCCAGCCCAAAAAGAAAACCCAAAAGACGATTTAGTAGAAGAGCCAGTAGATGATGACGGATTACCATTCTAATATGATTACTTACCAACTAGCAAAGGAGTTAAAGGAGGCAGGGTTTCCACAGGAAGTGACCTGGTATTACGTGGGCGAGAGTAAAGAGCTGGAAACAGAAGACCATTGGTTGACGGTTGACTGGGAGTGGGGAGATTGCAGAGAGTGGTGTGATGTTGATCATCTTGCTTGCCCCACCCTATCAGAACTAATAGAGGCGGTGGGAGATTATGTTTCTCTGGTTGGGACAGAAGGCGCTTTCGTTGCAAGCAGTTCGGCAAGTGTTGCCCCAGAGTTTTTCGGTGCTACCCCAGAAGAAGCAGTAGCTAAACTATGGTTAGCACTTAACAGAAAAGCATGAGTTACGACGATGAAAATAGGCAGTGGGCATGGGACCAATTAAAGAGTGCGGGTACTGCGCTGAAAAGGCTTGAGGGGAAGTTGTTTGAAGCAGAAACGCCAGAAGAATATTTCTTAAACGAATTACCAAATGAACGAATTTAATCCAACCAGGGCTATTCAAACGCTTAAACAAAATGCGATTGATATAGCAAAGAAAGGGGCAGAACTGCACAAGCTGCGGCTAAAGTTTATCGTAGCAAAGGCTATGCTGATGGACGCAGAACAGAGCGCAAGGCGTGGACTATTTGAAGACAAGGCGGACGTGAAGGCATCTCTTGTAAGGGACTGGATAAAATGGTGCGTAAGTGCTGAACAAAAGACCCATGACGAGCTACAAGAAAAAATCAGGGACGTTAAGGAGCAAATAGAAATAATGATTGAGGTGAACAATAGCCTAAAGGCATCTCATAGGATCATAGAACTTGAGGCTAAAAACATGATGTAATAATTAACACTAGGCTTATGAAAATAATATTTCTGTTCGCAATTGTGACGCTGTTTGTATTCTCCCTCTTTGTGTTCAAACTAGCGCTGAAAATAATTAAAGAGGAAAGGTATATCAGGACATCTATTAAAAAATCTAACCCAAGAAAAAATGTACGAAGAGAGTAATTCAACTAAATATATCATTAAACTGATTGCATGTGGAGTGTCAGCGGTAGTGGCTTTGTCCCTAATATTTATGAGCTTTGAAACTGTATCGGCTGGTGAGCGTGGAGTGGTGTTGAGATGGGGAGCTTATGACGGAGTGTTAGAAGAGGGCTTCCATGTTATCAATCCTTTTTCTATGTCTATTAAAACAATGAATGTCCAAACTCAAAAGGTAGAAGTTACAGCGGATGCAGCAAGTAAAGACTTACAAAGTGCAAATTCTGTTGTGGCTTTAAATTATCATGTTGATCCAGCAAGGGTGGGAACTCTTTACCAACAAATTGGTAGGGATTATGAGGCTCAAGTAATTGCACCAGCTATACAGGAGGCAGTGAAATCTGGAACAGCTTTGTTTACAGCCGAAGAGCTTATATCTAGAAGAGCAGAGGTAAAAGAAGCTGTTAAGAATAACCTGGTTGCTAGGCTTGATAAGTTTTATATCCTTGTTGACGACTTTAGTATCGTGAACTTTGAGTTTTCTCCACAGTTTGATGCAGCTATTGAAGCTAAACAGGTTGCAGAACAACAAGCGCTACAGGCTGAAAACGATTTAAGAAGGATTGAGGTTGAAGCGAAACAAACTATTGAGAGTGCAAAGGCTGAAGCCGAAGCAATTAGAATAAAGGCTCAAGCGATTACTCAACAAGGCGGAAAAGACTATGTTGAGTTAAAAACTGTAGAGAAGTGGAACGGAGTGTTACCTGTTAACATGTACGGCTCTGCGCCTACACCATTTATAAACATAAAATAAAAACCTATGCGAATACATGCAACATTGCCGAACGGAAAAAAGAAGCCGCACGGTGAATACAGGAACGGGATCTTTACCAGGAGGATAGGACCACAAACTGTTAGATGGTCGGACAAAACTATCCCCCTAAACAGTAGCGTGATTCCACAACTGGATAAGCTGAAATGTCAGCACTTGAGCTTCATATATATTGGAGCCAAAGATAAAACAATTTACGGAATATCTTATAAGAAGGCTAAAGCTGTTGGAGAAATGGTTACAAACGAACACGGAGAAAGAGATTTGCGAATACCCCTTGTTGCATGTTCTGTAAAGGACGTAATTCCTTATCAGGCTAAAGAGGAGGGGGCAGAGGTAGAGATAGTAAAGCCTAGCCAGGAGGCATTGTTTAAGGTCAATACGGAAAATCGTTAAATACGGGTGGTGGTGGAATAGGTAGACACAGGCTGAAACGCTTTAGATAAAGAAACTGCTGTCGTGTGATACTAGAGAGGCGTATCAATAAATGAGGGCAAAACGAGGAACTAACAGCGACGTTGCAGTGGTGCAAATCCCTGCCCACCCAACTATTAACCGATAACTAAACATAAGATGAATAAAACATTATGGCAAAGAATAAAAATCGCATGGAGAATTGTATTAAATAAGCAACCAGTGCCTAAAATACACTCCTTTACTTTTATCTCACACATCAAGCTAAAGAATTCCCGATGGAGATTTTATTCTTCAACACTTACCTTTGATTGGAGCAATGACTGGTATATGGAGCAAATGTTTATGCCCTACTCTCACAGGAGCAAAACACAATATGTGGCAGGAAGCATTGCTGACCTAAAGGTGCTAGACAATGGAGAGGTTCACACTAAAGTCAAATAACTAACCAATAACTAAACACAAGATGGGTAGACCAGAACATTTAAATTGCGTAAACACAGCGGAGGGAATTAGTAGAATTAACGCAGACCAAAGTTATTACGACTCTGATCCAGAAGGTTATGAGAGGAGAGAACAAGAGTACAGGGAACAGTATGAACGAGAGGCATATGAGAGAGTAATTGAGGAGAGAAACATGAGTGAGGAACAGTCGAGAAACGATAGCGGATTGCCATTTTAAATTAATCAATAACTAAACATAAGATGATTTCACTTGGCTGGCTGCCCTCGATGTTTGCAGCAATGAGTAGGCAAAGAAAAAGACCTGAAACCGAGGAAGAAAGAGTGCATAGGATAAATAGTCAATCACTCAACAATAGAATTAATGATGAGTATGAGTGTGCTTCTACGAGATGTTTAAAGTGTAACCACGTTGGAATGAATTATGAAAGGCATTTAATGCTCGGAGTTTGTAGGAATTGTGGTGAGGAATTATCAATGGAATTTATTAGAAACTATCTTAACCAACAACCACCCATGAAAATAGAATAACTACTAATCAATAACTAAACATAATATGAGCGAACTAGAAGCATTACAAAAAGAAGCAGAAGACCTTTTGAGCGGAATGATTACATCGGAGTCCGTAAAGTCTTTTGAGATATTTGCTATTAAAACACTAATATCAATCGCCTATTTGAGAGGGCAAAACAAAGTATTAAATGAGCAATTAAACAAATAAGCCTATGTGGAACATTTATCACTTATTTGCAGTCGTTTACACCTTTATGCAGTGGGGCTTTTGGTATGGTGTGCTGTCAATATTTTTGCCAATTTTCCCAATGATTGATATAATAAGATATGCTTTTAATTAGGTTTATATGAGTATAGTTTTAGATCATGGAGATTATGCAACCGCTAGGACATGGGACCAAGGACAATCCTTAACATGTGTATCTCATGCTTTCTTTGCACTACTAGCAGAACACGTACAACAACACACCGAGAAAATAGTAGAGTTTGATTTCTACAAGTACCATGACGAAGCAGAAGAATATAAAAAGAAACATGGCGGCAATAGAGTTGTTGCTTTGTGTATGATCGCTAAAGATAGAGGATTTAAAACAAAGACAGGAGAGCTAGTAAAGATAGGGGGCTACAGAAGATACGCAGCCTATAGAAATTTTAAATGGTTGTGCAGGATAATCCAAACCGCAGGACCGTTTCTGTTATCTGTACATCTTTATAAAGGACATTCTTTAAATCCTAGTGCTGATATTATCACAACACCAAAGGGTGCAAGAAAAGGAACAAGCCACATGGTAATGATTAGAGGATTTGATTTCCCTAGTAGATGGCTACGTATTCAGAATAGTTGGTACTCAAAAGATGAAGACAACGTTAAGTGGCTACCACATGACGCTTTAGTTAAGATGTGTCAGTACATGTACTACGTTAAGGATGTAACAATTAAATAATATGAATCCAGATGGGAAAAAATGGGACAAGCAAACACTCTATCACTACAACGAAGCTCAAATACATATCATGCAATTCCAGCGACGAGCTGGCGTCATTAGTAATCCGATACAGTACGTTACCTGGGCAAAAGCATTTGAACTACTGGCACACAGGGATATCGAAGGGCTACGTGAAGAGGTTGAACGGTTAGCAATGGACCAGGTTGCTATGAGAGAACAGGAGATAATAGAAGAAACACTTAAAAGAAGATAATGAAAGGATATAGTGTAGAAATAGAGATAGATGAAGTTCCGCCCACAATGAACACTATGTACCCCACAAGCAGGCAGGGCAGGAGATACCTATCAAAGAAGGGGAAGGAGTTTAAGGAGTACGTCCAGTTTCACTTGCTTAACTTAATCAACACTAAACGAATCAAGCCGTTTGGAGATAAGCGAGTTTGTATGTATTACGAATTCCACTTTAAGGGGAAACGTAAAAGGGATACATCGAACTATGTTAAAGCTATGGAGGATAGTTTTACAGGATTATTGTTTGATGACGATGAACAAGTAGACGACTTCAGGGCTAAAAGATTCTATCACGCAGAATATAACCACACTGTAATTAAAGCTTATGAACTTAAAGAAGTGGCATAAGGCTGTATGCGAAAGAGATATGTATGTATGCCAAGTATGTGGTAAGGATTTTAGTTATCCTATGTATTTTAATGGAGATAAAAACCAATATGTTTGTGGACATCATGTGTCTAGCCAGGGGTCGTCCCCAGCCGAAAGGTTTAACGTAGATAACGGAGTGTGCGTTTGCTCTCCATGTCATCACGATATTCATACAGGTAAAGCGGTATTGGAAAGCCACTATCTTGATAATAGCTCCCAATAACGATAGCACGTTCCCTGCTTGACAGTTTTTTGCGTCCAGGAGTGCTTAATGCGCTCTTATTTTTGTATCTTATATAGACCAGTGCCGATACCAAACACTATTGCTCCAATAGTCCCCATCTCTGCTAGTACTGCTTGAGTGGCTTCTTCACCAACAAAGGCTACTGATAAGCCAAAGGCAACAGCTATCAAAACACTGTACCCCAAAGAGAACATGCGAGGATCAATATTGGGATAGATCATTTTAAGCAAGCCTACCACCATTGGCATTAATGGTCCGAATACCAATATCACGTTTGTTACTTCCATAGTTTATTTGTTTAATAGATCATAATTTTTTAAAGTTTGCCAAAGCTCAACCCTAGTCATAGGATCGTCAGGTCTTTCTCCGCTCTTGCTAATGCCGTTTTCAACAGCCCAGGCAGCGGCTTCCTTCTTCCAGTCATTAACACCTTCTGAATCCTGGATGTTTTTAATATAACTTATAGGCTCGGCATAGTATTCTCTCACCTTATCAAGTGACATCATTGACGTATACTTGGTCCAACTTGAAAGCTCTTTCTTGATAATGTCGAAGTGGAGATGTGGACTCCAGTTTCCTCCAGTTCCTCCACAATGTCCGATGACATCACCTTCTTTAACTTTCTTTCCAACCACCACTCTAAAATCAAGCAGGTGAGTATACCTAGACCAAATACCATAGTCAGGATGATTTATGACCACAAGACACCCCCAACCCTTGCCAGTATCCCTGGCGAATACAACTTCTCCATTTGCAATTGATTTAACTTCTTTGCCAAGATCTTGATCAGGACGACCATAGTTAAGATCCACACCGCTATGTAGCTGGTATGCATTAACCTTGTCCAGGTAGTCATGACCCAAGTGCGTATATTCCATCGGAAATATCATACTTCGATTTGTTAATATGTATACAACGCTAGCATATATCTTAAACAATGTCCAATTCTAGGGAGGTACAACACTACTTCGACCTCCTAGACCTGTTCATTGACTTTGTCAGTATCCGTAAATTAGATAGAGTATTAGACCCACCTTTTGTAATAGGCTTAATATGATCTACATCTTTACCTTTTAGCGCAGCTTTACCGTGTTTCTCCTC